AGAGATTTAGCAAACGCAGTAGCAACTAGTGAAATCGTATCAATTGCAGTCGGCGAAACAATTGCAACAGAAGTAGAACCAGTTGCAGATATGATAGATGTTGATTTCGAATCAATGACTAAGAAGCAAATCGATGAATGGGCTGAAGAAAATCTAGGTATTCAATTAGACAGACGCCACACTAAAGCAAAACTAATCGAAGAAATTAAAGAAAAACTTTAATAATCTATTGCTTTTTATCTCAAAGTATAGTATAATAATACTATGCTTAATGAAAAATTCACTTATAATCCCTTAGAACGAGTAAACATCAAAGGCAGTCGGCATTATCAAACGCCCGACGGTCAACCTTTGCCTAGTGTTACTACCGTACTTGATGCATTAAAAGATAAATCTGCTTTATTTGAATGGCGCAAACGTGTCGGTAATGAAGAGGCAGATAGAATCATGCGACTTGCTACTGGTATAGGAACACAAGTTCACTTACATTTAGAAAAATATATACTAGAAGAAGACCGACCTAATGGTTCAAATCTGATACATCAGATGGCAAGAGAACTGTCAGAGATTGTTATTGATAAAGGTCTATCTAAAGTAGATGAAGTATGGGGAACAGAAGTACCTCTATATTATCCCGGACTATATGCAGGCACAACAGACTGTGTTGGTGTATACGAAGGCAAACCAGCAATCATCGATTTCAAAACAACTCGTAAACCAAAGAAACGAGAATGGATTGATGATTACTTCTTACAAGGTGCGGCATATGCCGAAGCACATAATCAAATCTATGGAACTGATATAAAAACAATTGTTATTATGATGATTGGCTGGGATGCAGAAGCAGATAACATGGGTAACTATCAGGAATTTGTTGTTGACACAGAAGACTATGAACATTATGCAAGACAATGGGCTGGCAAGGTCCAAGCGTATTTTGATAAATACATGTAATAATGGGAGTTAAAAATGGCAACAAACGTAAAAATATTATTAAGAAGAGGCAAGCGTGTTGAACTATCAGGTGAGATATTATCACCTGGAGAACTAGGATACACAACTGACACTAACCAATTATACGTTGGTATTGAAGAAGCAATAAACGAAATACGCTTTGACCCTTTTGCTAATGCACATGCTACTATCCAAAACTGGCTAGATAGTGCCGACTGCCCTGTGGTAGGTTTAACAATAGATGAAGATTTAGTTGTTGCTGATATCCCAGCAGGCGAAATTGATAATATTATGACTGCGTTAAATACGTACTCTCAAACAATTGTTTTCAATACTAATACAGCCACATTTAACTTAGGTGAACTTTTAACGCAGTACAAGAAGAGACCAACGGAACTTGTCTCACCAAATTTAATCCCAAATCTAACTTCAATCACTTCAGAATTTACAGTTGGTGGTGATATGACTTCAGGTACGTTTGTAGTTGGTCAATCATATACGATTAAAACAGCAGGAACAACAGACTTTACGTTAATCGGTGCATCTGCAAACACAGTTGGTACAGTATTCACAGCAACAGCAGTGGGTACAGGTACAGGAACAGCAACTATCGCCGCAACTATTACAGAGAGTGCGGTAACTTCTACTTCGTTGGTTAGCACACTACAAACTAATGCGACAATTAAAGCGGCAAACGTAGAAGTTACTTTAAATTCAAATGGTAATAAACTTATATTCACAAAAATTGATGGGTTAGAATTAAACATTACTTTCCCTACAGAATTAGATGCAACTGCAATCGGTTTCACACAAAGTATTAAGCCTACAAATATAGTATCATTAATTCCAGGAACAGAGTATACAATAACATCATTAGGAAATAACACACTTACGACAGTAACTGCTGGTTCATTTGTGACTGGCACAGAATATACAATCGGATTGGCTGGCAATACAGACTTCACATTAATTGGTGCGGCTAATAACACTGCTGGTACTGTATTTACGGCTACAGGTCCAGGTACAGGAACGGGTAATGCTACTTACGTATCATCAAAAATCCAAGCAAACTGGGAAGCCGCTGGAGCACCAGCAATCACAACAGCAGGTTCATTTGTAGTTGGTACTTCTTATAGAATTGTAAGTCAAGGCACTACAGACTTTACTCAATTCGGTGCGGCTAATAATAATGTTACTACAGTATTCACTGCAACTAACGTAGGTGTAGAAGAAATTAATGCAGGCTCATTTGTAGTTGGCAGACAGTACACAATTAGTACAAAAGGAAATACAGACTTTACATTAATAGGTGCAATTAACAATAGTGTTGGTACATTATTTACAGCATCGGGTGTTGGTTCAGGTACTGGTGTTGCAAACTATCAAGGTACTGGTACTGCATCATCTCTTATGGTAGGAACAGTATTTACTGCAACTGGTGGTGGACTAGGAAATGGTATCGCAACTTATGATAATGGTGCTAATACAGTAGCGGCAATTGATGGTTATGACGTTTATGCTAACGGAAAAATAACATCTGCAACAGTTAGTGGTAGTAATACTACAGTTGTGGTTGATGTTGATGAAAATTCAGATTACTTTTCTATACAACAGGAAGGCACAGGAGCAAAACCTTACGCAACTGCACCAGATAACGAAGCATTTTACTACTTCGGTAGTGTAAGTACTCCTAATTATGCAACATTAAGCCCGTCGGTTGAATCAACATCAGTAACAGGTGGTACAGATACTAAGATTGGCTTGTTTGGTCATAAAAGAAGAAACGTAGAAGTTATCACTGAAGAGTCCAGAAATCAATTATTTACTAATCAACATTTAAAGTCTTATTCATCCGCAACAGGATTGCGTTCAGATTTATATAAGAAAACGTTAAATGTCGTTGATACTACAATTAACGCAACTGCTTGTTTAGAAGGAAAGCAGTATGAAATCGTGGTAGCAGGAACAACAAACTTTACATTAAACGGTGCAACAGATAGTTCAGTGGGTACTAGATTTTATGCAAATGCAACTACTCCTATTGGAACAGGTACTGTAAAACAAATTGGTACATTCTTAAAATATAAGAAAGCAGATTGTACATCTTTCTTCATTGATTATTCTTTGAAACAATCAGATGGTGCAAATATGTTTGTTCGTGTTGGAACAATCAGAGTTATTAATGGTGTGCCACAAGGTATTGCCAAAGTGAATATAACTGATGAAAACACAGAGATATGGCAAGATTTGAACACTGATACTATTGTACAGGAAGATGATGAATTTTCAAATATCGAATTCCAGACAGTAATCAATGGTGATGATTTAGAAATAAATTACACACAAGACGCAAGTAATTTCACTGAGATTAGTTATACAGTAAAAAGATGGACGATGTAAATGCGAGATAAAGCAATATTGCTTTATGAATGGCGACAATTACGATTAAAACTACAAGAAGAATTAACACAATCAACTCTACAAGAAATCGTTAATTGGTGGAAAGCCTTTCCTTATCATAGCAATGGATTCAATTACGATGATGTGAAGACTTGGCCAGATGTATGGGAATACATCAGTGAAGAATTCTATACGAATAGTGGTAATGGATTAGGATGTTTCTATACTCTATACCACTCCTACCCAGAACATAACCCAGAAATATGGCTAATATTAGACCTAACGGAAGGCGGTGAAATATACTTAGTTGCCCATATGGACGGTTATGTTCTGAACAGATTAAATGGCAAAGTCGAAAAATATGAAGATATTAAGGACGATATTGACATTATGGAACGAACTGTGTATAATGACATAGAACCGCACCTTAAGAATAGAAAATGATTAAGTGCGAAGTTTCTGACTAAATAAATACATATAACAACAACGGACAAACAAAATGCTAAAAGAAAACACATATCAAAGCGGTGACATTGTAACTTTATACTTACAAACAGGACAAGAAATTTTAGGTAAATTCGTGTCTGAAGATACGACTTCAACTGTTATTACTAAACCATTGACTATCGCAATGGGACCAAAAGGTGCGGCGTTTCAAACCTTTACGGTAACTGGTGATAGTGAGAAAGAAGTTCACTTTAAATCAGATAAGATTATTTCAGTATTAAAGACTAGAAAAGATACAGCAGATTCATATTCTCAGGCAACTTCAGCAATCATCACTCCAGAGAAAGGAGGCTTGATAACGTAATGCCACAGGCCGCTAGAACAACTGACCCTATTTCTGCCCACAATCCTTGTGGCGAAGAAAGATGTGGTGCCGGTAGTTCTGACGTTATCATTCAAAATCTACAAGCATATCGAGTTACTGACCAAACTGAACCACACGGTGTTCCAAAACCAAGAGTAGGTTGTGTTCCACATGTTACTCAATTAGTACAAGGTTCATCAAACGTTTATATAAACTCTAGCCCTGCAGGAAGAGTAGGAGATGCTCATTCTTGTGGCGTTATAATTACATCAGGTTCAGATAAAGTTTATATTAATGGTGGCGGTACACCAGGTGTAGAACCAAGAGTTATAAACCATCATCCACCAGCACAAGCGTTCTCAAGTGTTCCTAATGATTTAACTGATTACATAAAGTCTAAAGAACAGTTTAGTCCAAATGCATTCTGGGACCACAAACAATATACTAATGGTTATGGAACAGAAGCATTAAGTCCTACAGAAAGTATAACAGAAGAAGAAGCAGTACGTAGACTAAATGAAGACCTAACACAACGTAGAAATTTTGTTGCTACCTATTCTGCTAATAATAATCGCAATTGGTCTCCTGACCAAATTGATGCTCTTACTAGTTTCGTATTTAATTTAGGCACGGGCTCACTTAACCAAGTAACTAATGGCGGAACTCGTACAGATGCCGAAATCGCAGATGCTATGTTACTATATGATAAAGCAACAGTAAATGGCGTATTACAATCTCTTCCTGGACTTACTACACGTAGAACAGAAGAAAGTGATTGGTTTAAAAGAGGAATGTAATAATGGCTAGTGAAGCAGAAATCGAAAGACTATATCAATTATTTGTAGCGAATGGTGGCGGAGCATTGTCATTTTCTAATACAAATCTGACACCGAAACAATATTCTGAAGCAGTAAACGCCTCAAATCTAACACCATTAGAAATGGCACAGTTAGAAGCAAGACAACATCAGTATAATAGACAAAAAGCATTAAACACAATAGCAGATGAAATTGATGCTAATACATTTACTAATCCTTATGCGGCTAGGTCAACTTACGGAAGTTCACTGTTTTCTAACTTGGGCACATCACAAGGTTCTATCAACGCAGGATTACTTGCTGGTGGCTTTAGTGGATATAGTGATGCCAATAGGGCATTAGTTGTTGCAGGAGTTTTATCAGCAACAGGTGTAGACTTAGAAAAAATTATAAAAATTGCAGGATTAACTGCGTTGGGTACTACAATGTATTCATCATTAAGTAATCACACGAATAATCAAACAGCAAACTTGCCAAAAACACTTGAAGATGCAAATTCTTTATCTAGTATGAATGCACAGTTTGGTGAACAAGGTGACCCTTGTGGTTTCTTCAATCAAATAATGGGAATATTAGGTGGTATATTTGACGGTACTTTAGATTTTATTGAAACAGCAATTGGTGATATAATTTCTTTGGTAAATTCAACAGGTATTCCAGCAATATTATCAAGTATACTTTCAGCATTAACAAGTGCTGGTGGTGTCGTTGCAACTGGAATTGCAGGTGTAATTGGATTGATTACTGGTGGAATAGCAACGATTTTACAGCAATTATCACCTCTAGTTGGAAAAATTATCAATGCGATTGGTGATATCACTAATCAAATCGCCTCAGAGATTGCTTCTCTTGCCGATATGGCTGCCTCTCTTATAAGAAAAGCATTAGCATTACTTATTGGAAGTGCGGCGACTGACCCTTGTAAACAAAATGTATTGAAAAATACAGGCTCACCTGCCATGCAAGGTGCGATTGCTGAACTAAATCAGCCATTAGGACATGGTAATCCTCATAGTATACCAACAACTATAGATGAGAGAGCAAATCCAGATGAAGTGACAAAGAAACTTTCAGCGGCAGAAGCCGAAGCATTGTTAAAGGCTGGTGTACCTCAATCACCATTTACAGATGCGGCAAAAGAATATACTACAAATGATTCTGTATTACATTCTTCAGCAGAAACAACATCTGTTCGTCCAAAATCAAGACCATCATCTAATACTACATACACAACTACATCAGAAGCAACATCATCTAGTAGTTTTGATGAAGAATTAATGCCAACAAGAAAAGCCGGCGAAACTATGGACGAATTTATGAAGCGTATTGGTGCAACAAGACAGGCAACAGTTGAAGAAAGAGAATCAGAAGCAATGAAGAGCCGAGAAGTAGTTTCACTGCAAGTTCGAGCAATGGTAAGAGAATGGCAACCAAAACAATTAGACTATACAAGAGATTCAAGGGCATTAATGAGTGAAATGCGTTCTGCTTTGAATACTAAGAATTTTACAAACAAAACTTCACTAAAGAGTAGATTGAAACAATTACTTGATATTCAATATGATAACCAAGTAAGAGTAGAAAATCTAACAAATCAATATGCGGAAGCATTCAAATACTGGACTGCTGGTGGTATACCAAATAAAGTAACAGAAGCAAAACTTAGACTTCAATATAATGCCCGTATAAGACCAGCACAAACTCGTACATATAATAATGCAGTTTCTTCTAAAAATGCAGTAGAAACCGAATGGAATAGTATTGACAGCCAGTTGTATTAATGTTATACTATTCAGTAAGATAATCACAAACTTTAAGATAAATACTACAAAGTTGTAATTTTAGGAATATATTATGAGAGTAAATGAAATAATTGGTAGTGTTGAAGAAGGTGTCGATGACCCTCATATCTTTAAAGCAGTGTTTATGGCTGGTGGTCCAGGAAGTGGCAAAAGTCGTATCGCAAATTCACCCATTCTAAAAGGTGGTGGTCTAAGACCCGTCAACTCAGATGATGTCTACGAATACAAGATGAAAAAAGCAGGATTAGATTATGGTGACCCAGATGTTATCTATTCTGACCAAGGTCAAGAAATTCGCAATAGAGCAAAAGAAGTTACTGCTAAAAGAGAGCAGATGTACTTAGATGGTAGATTGGGTATTATTATTGACGGAACAGGAAGAAACTTAGATAAGATATCGGGTGCTGTAGAAAAACTAACACAAATGGGCTACTCATGTATGATGGTTTTTGTGAATACAAGTTTAGACATTGCACAAGAAAGAAACTTGAATAGAGAAAGAACTCTAAAGCCAGAAGAAGTAGAAAGAATGTGGAATGATGTTCAAACCAATATGATGAAGTTTCAACAGTTGTTTGGTAAAGGAAAGTTTCAAATCGTTGATAACAACGGTGGATTAGAAGACCCAGAAAGAAAGAAAAACTTTGACAAAGTTCAGAAGAATGTTACTGCATTTCTAAGTCGACCACCTTCAAATCCTCATGCGAAAAAATGGATACAAAATCAAAGACGATTGAAGAATGCACAAAATCAACAAGAAAAATAGGTAAGCGATGGCAATAGTAGATAAGTTGGCTGAATATAGAAAAGATATTGACTTAAATTTTATCAAAAAGACACACGTTCATTATTGTACACCTTGTTACGCTGGACAAATTTCAGAACCATATTTTAGGTCATGGACTAAAGGTCACATGATGTTCACAAAATATGATATTCCATATACATTAACGACCTCAGCAAATGAGAGTTTAATATCACGTGCAAGATGTCATATGGTTGCATACTTCATGGCTAATCCAGAAGCAACACATATGATGTTTATCGATGCAGATATTAATTTCGATGCTATGGATATATTGCATATGTTACAACATGATAAAGACATTATTGTTGGTGCATATCCGAAAAAACAATTAGACTGGGAATCTATTAAAGACGCATCAGAAAGAGGATTAGATATAGGAACACTCAAAGATTGTGCGGCAAATTATGCCATAAATCCTGACTGGGATTATAACGAAGAAACTGATACACGCAAATTACATATCGAAGATGGAGTAGTAAGGCTTAAAGATGCCGCAACAGGCTTCATGCTTATTAAACGAAGTGTTATAGAAAAAATGGTAGAAGCATATCCTGAAATGCACTTCAATAATGATTTACACTTTGAAGAAGAATTTGCTAAATGGACATACCTATTCTTTGATTGTATGCATGAAGAAGGTACAAAGAGATACTTAAGTGAAGACTATGCATTTTGTAGAAGATGGCAAGCATTGGGTGGTGAAGTTTGGTTAGACCCACTTGTAAAACTAGACCATGTTGGTCATTATACATTTAATGGAAACATTGGCAAAATGTTCTATACTTCTTCTCCAGAGATAGAAAATTTAAAAGCATAACTACTATTATAAGAATTAATAACAACGAGGATAAAGATGAGTTTAATTAAGAAATTCGAAAAATCATATGCAAACAAATCACACGATGAAATGTCGTTAACTGATTATTTGAAACTATGTAAGAAAGATAAGTTGGCATATGCTTCTGCGGCTGAAAGATTGTTAGATGCTATTGGAAAACCCAATGTAGTTGATACTAGCAATGATGCTAGGCTGAGTCGTGTATTTTTAAATCGTACAATTAAAGTTTATCCTGCATTTGAAGACTTTTATGGTATGGAAGAAGCAATTGAAAGATTAGTTGCGTACTTTAGACAATCAGCACAAGGTCTTGAAGAAAAGAAACAAGTATTATATCTATTAGGACCAGTTGGTGGTGGTAAATCATCATTAGCAGAACGCCTAAAAGAGTTAATGCAAAAGCACCCAATGTATGTGCTAAAAGCAGGTGATGAAATTTCACCAGTATTTGAATCGCCACTAGGACTATTTGACCCTAAAGAATTTGGTGCAGATGCAGAAAAAGAATTTGGTATTCCACCTCGTTATCTTACAGGTCTATTGTCTCCATGGGCAGTAAAACGATTAGACGAATATGAAGGCGACATTTCAAAATTTAGTGTTGTGAAAATGTACCCATCTAAGTTGAAGCAAATCGGTATTATGAAGACTGAACCGGGCGATGATAACAATCAGGACATTTCAGCATTAGTTGGTAAAACTGATATTCGTAAATTAGAATACTTCTCACAAAATGACCCAGATTCATACGCATTCTCTGGTGCATTATGTCGAGGTAACCAAGGTATTATGGAATTCGTAGAGATGTTTAAGGCACCAATTAAAGTCTTGCATCCACTACTTACTGCAACACAAGAAGGTAACTATATGGGAACTGAAGGTATTTCAGCAATTCCATTTAATGGTATCGTAGTTGCACACTCAAATGAAAGTGAATGGGAAACATTCAGAAACAATAAGAACAACGAAGCATTCTTAGACAGAGTATATATTGTTAAAGTGCCATATTGTTTACGTGCCACCGAAGAAACATCTATCTATAAGAAGATGCTAGATTCGTCAGGACTAGACAGTAGTAAATGTGCGCCTCATACTTTAGATTTGTTGTCACAGTTCTCAGTCCTTTCACGTCTAAAAGAGCATAAAAACTCAAACTTGCAAGCCAAGATGAGAGTTTATGACGGTGAAAATCTACATGATGTAGACCCTAAAGCAAAGACAATGCAAGAATATAGAGACACGGCTGGTGTTGATGAAGGTATGAATGGAATGAGTACTCGTCTCGCATTCAAAATTCTTTCACAGACATTCAACTTTGACCCAGAAGAAATTGCGGCAGACCCAGTTCATCTAATGTATGTATTAGAAACTGCAATCAAACGTGAACAATTTCCAGAAGATACAGAAAATCAATTACTTGGTTTTATCAAAGACCATCTAAGTGTAAAGTACAGCGAACAAGTAGGTAAAGAAATTCAGAAAGCATACCTAGAGAGTTATAACGAATATGGACAAAATCTATTCGATAGATACTTAGATTATGCTGACCACTGGATTCAGAACATAGATTATAAAGATTCTGACACAGGTAACTTATTTGACCGTTCTATTCTTAATGAAGAACTTGAGAAGATTGAAAAGCCTGCAGGTATTGCCAATCCAAAAGACTTTAGAAATGAAGTTGTGAATTGGGTACTACGTGCAAGAAGTAACTACGAAGGTAGAAACCCACCTTGGACTGCTTACGAAAAGATGAAAGAAGTGATTGAACATAAGATGTTCGCTGGTACAGAAGAACTTCTACCAGTTATTTCATTCGGTAGTAAGAAGAACAAAGAAGACCAATCTAAGCATGATGATTTCATTGATAGAATGGTAGCAAAAGGTTACACAACACGTCAAGTTAAACGATTAGTTGAATGGTATATGAGAGTACAGAAGTCTAACTAAAGGAAGGCTTTCATGGCAAATACAATCATAGATAGAAGAAAGAATCCAGGTTCAAAGTCTTCTGACAATCGACAAAAATTTATCAAAAGAACTAAAAAAGAAATACGTAAAAGTATACATGATACTTTGGGTAAACGTAGCATCAAAGGTTCTAGTGATTCACAGGATGTCGTAATCACTCGTAAAGGCATTGACGAACCTCAGTTCGGTCATAATCCACAATCAGGTTCACGTGATATTGTTCTTCCGGGCAATAAAGAATTTGTAGAAGGCGATTTACTTAGAAAGCCACCAAGTGGACAGGGTCAAGGTAAAGGTGAGGGCGAAGCAAGTAATGAAGGCATAGGCGAAGATGAGTTTGGCTTTGCATTAAGCAATGATGAATTTGTCAATATCTTGTTCGAAGACCTAGAACTACCTCACATGATTTCTAAAGAGAACAAGTCAGTTCAAAGATTTGAGTTAACTCGTAGTGGTTATACTAATGATGGTAATCCCGCACAAATGAACTTAGAGAAAAGTATGGTCAATTCTATTGGTCGTAAG